GTACATGACGCAGTGCGGGCACAACCAACCCAATGGGTAGGGTTGACAGATAAGGAGTTTAAGGGATGCTTTAGCGAGGCTTACAAAATTATGCGTGGTCGGCAGCTTGAAATTTCATACGGTCGCGCTATCGAAGCCAAACTCAAGGAGAAGAACTTTGACTAAAGACGACGCACTGAAGATAGCGCTTGACGAACTTGTTTATGCAAGCAGTTACTGCAACACATACGATGCCATTGATGCTGTCAAAGAAGCCTTGGCACAGCCAGAGCAGGAGCCGGTAGTTGGTTTGCAATGCGCCAACTGCCACCTGACAATTGAGTTGCTGAACGATAAAGTTATGCGGCTGATGCAAGAGCGCAACTTCTGCCCACGCTGCGGCAAGCTCACAACGGACATTCACACATGCACACCACCAAACAAATAAAATGCCCAAGCTAGTCGCAGTACAAACAAAAGAATTGATTCAAGCCAGGTGCGAGATTGAAAACCATTGCTGGATTTGGCAAGGATATACGGCCAACAAATCGCCATATGTTTCGCATGAAGGGAAAATGCAAGCGGTTCGCAAGCTGATGTACATCTGGTCTGGAAAGACATTGCTTCCCCGGTTTAAATACTTTGCGGCAAAATGCGGCAATCCGTTGTGCGTAAGTCCATCTCATGTAATCGTGAGAACGCAGGTCATGCAATCAAGCGTGATGGCTAAAAGTGTCCAGCACAATGCAAAGGCGCGAATTATGAAATTGCAAAAACATGCAAGGGGTCGCGCCAATGTAAAGTTGGACGAACAGAAGGCTCGGGCAATATGCAATGATGACCGACCCTGCATGGCAATTTCTCTTGACTATGGCGTCAGCAAATCTTTAATCGCAAAAGTAAAAAGTGGGAAAGCATGGAAAGACTTATCAGCAGCGAGCAATCCTTGGCAGGGGTTACTATGAATCCGCTAGATGTGCAAATATCGGGCAATCACTATAAAGACATGCCGATTCAGCCTGTCGAATATATTCATGCAAACGCTATTGGATACTTTGAAGGAAATGTCATTAAATATATCTCTCGCTGGCGCAAAAAGAACGGCATTGCCGATCTGGAAAAAGCCAAACATTACATTGAACTGTTGATTAAACTGGAAGAACAAAAATGAGTTACGCACAAATTGAAATGGAAATTGTTCGCTGGTCCGAATCCAGAGGAATCATTCCGAATAGCTCACCGGAAACGCAATTGCTCAAAGCAATGAGCGAACTCGGCGAACTTGCCGATGCGACCATCAAAAAACAGAAGCCAAAAATTGAGGACGGTGTTGGCGATGTGATGGTTTGCTTGGTGAACTATTGCGCACTGCAAGACATTGATCTAGTGTCGTGCATGAAATATGCGTATGAAGAAATCAAGGACCGCAAAGGTCAGTTGATGCCCAACGGCGTTTTTGTCAAAGAGTAGTCATTGCCGATGCCGAGTCTTTCACCGCATAGACTCGCTTTGTCCAGCCGCGCCCGAAAGCCTCCCAAGTTTTGAGTTCTGTCATAAACGACAGACGGCGCTGGCAATAGTCTTCTATGAACGTCTTTGGATTAGCGGCCATCAGAGCCTTCATTGTGGCCGGACCAACAACTCCATCCACCTCAACCTCAAGACACGCCTGAAGCCACTTTAAAGCCCTGCCAGGTCCGCTGTTGATTGCCGCATCAAACACGCAGTAGTCAATGCCCACCGGAAGCCTGTCGCCCACGATTTTGTCCCAATATTTTTTTTGGAAAAGTGGCGCAACATCTTTTTGCGTCAGGTTTCGCATTGCCTGCTCGGTAACCGGGTGACAAACCCACTCTTCCCAGACCGCTTTTGTGCAGCCATGATTTGTGATGCCGCCTGGATCGCGAGGATCATTTACAAAGCCGCCTTCAGACTTAAGCACCAGCCGCAGGCATTCGTCAAAGTTTGATTTCATTTTTGCATTGCTTTGGAAATTTCAGGAGCAATCTTTTCGGCGCTGCGGCCAACGACATAGCCACCAATGCCAAATTGCACAATATCCCAGAGCTTTAAATATTCCGCTTCCGTAAGATTCGGAGCAGCCCAGCCAAACCATCGAGCGACAATCAAGCCGCCGAAAGTCAACATCAAGATCGGTCGCCAGCTTCGCGCTAGCCATGATTCCGATTGAGCCTCGGAAACGATTATTTTCTCAGCCGATGCTAGTGATGCAAGCTGGCCGGATTGCTGCAATTCAAATAACTTGAGTTTGGCCGCAGCGGCCTCTGTGGGGTCTGGGAATAGACGCTCAATTAAAGAATTCCCGATATTAAGTGCCGCAGTAATCGGATCAACGGCGCTCATTTGAAGCCGTGATTTTTAGCGAAGTCGAGAAGGATATATCCGCCGCCAACAATTGCCGACCATGCCAAGCTAATCAGGCTTTTCTCAATGATGGCTCGGCGAAGTGCGATGCTTTGAGCTTCCCGCTGTATTGCCATGCGTACCCATTCCTGTTCTTGATCGGTCAATTGGGTTGGTGCATATTTAAGCGCGGCTGCAATATCGGCGACAAGTTCAGCTCGTTCTTCTGGCGTCATAGTCAATCCTACAAGATGTTTTTAAGCAGCAAACCATTAAAAGTTGCTGTTACTAATGCAGCGCCAGAACTCATTGTGCCATTGGCATAAATGTCAGTTTTTTCCGGAACATCTAACGCAGGATTATATGGGAAAAATTGAAAACCATTGGCGCTTCCGATTTTGGACGTTAAGTAACGAACGCCGTTGACATTACTATAAAAAGCAATTGTTGCGACTTGTGAGCCGGTTGTTCCGCCAACTGAAAGACTTCCGCTAATCAGCCGAAAAGTCCAATTTGCAGGAACCGTATACACCGCAGAAGCAGATGCATTATCGCCAGCAAAGATAAATCCATAAGTTGTCGCAGGAACTCCAGCTGTCGCAGCACCAATGCCAAGTGCAATATTCCCAACAGGACTATCTGTAAGAACTGTCATTGTATTAATTCGCAAATAAGCAAGGGTTGTAACACGGCCTGTTTGCCCGTTAAGCGTCAGTACTTCTGAAATTTCAGCATAAGAAGCATCAAGACCTTCAATCAAAACCAATTGAGTTGTATCAGCCGTGGAAGTGCTATACAAAAACATAACAATCGCTGCTGATGGGAAAACATATGGCGTATTTTTCGGCCAAATTGTTCCAACTGTAGAGTCAAGAGATGGATTATAAGCAGAGCGGAATAGTTTTCGCTCTCGGGTATAACTAGAGACTGCCATAATGATTATCCTGCTGGAATAATGTAAAAAGAAGTCAAAGCATTAATGCCATTGTCCACGGTAGATGCAACGGTAGTGCTTTGTGCGGTAGTATTGTCAATCCTAAATCGAGAAAGCCCCCATGCGCCGCCTGAATTGCCAGCCGAGTGAGCTGGCGTCATAGTTCCGCTGGGCGTCGCCGATGTGCCGTACAAATAACCGACAGCAAGAAATGGTAGATTATTACTTCCCGGCGGCGTAATTGTTTGTGTCGTTGGAATTGCCGACGTAAACTGCGAATTAATTGAACCAAATGTAAAGTTTTGAATTATCCTGGAGCCGCGAAATACAGAGACATAAAATACTGCTCCGCCTAAACTTACTGCCATGCCGGTTAATGTTGACCCGATGTCGCCCGCAGTCAATATTTTTGCCGAAGCAATGCCGCGTCTAAAATTGGCAGCGCCTGTAAAAGTAAAGTCAACAATTGAAGTAAATCCAGAGGGAACCACGGAAGTCGGAAGAACTCCAGAATTTCCAGTATTACCGTAAGATACATTCCAGCAAATTGCCAAATCGCCAATTGCTGCTGTTGCGACCATTGCTTGCGTAGCTGTTGCCGTAGTGCCAATTCCAGTTGACAAACTGCCGATAAAAGACAATGTAATCGGCGGCTGTTTATTTACAGCCCTAAGCATATGGCTTAACATTATGCGACTGCCCCGACATATGCGCCATAAATGGTTGTGCTAACTTTCCAAAGCTCAATTACGGTATATCCCGTCAATGCCAGAGTCGGAGCAATGCCGCCGACCCAAGTGACTGCCATTGTTGTCCAAGTTACTGTAAATGCAGTTCCGTCATTAATCATCAGCGTCATCGATTGCCCGGAAGCAAAACTGGCGGCGGTAGGCGTCCTGCTAGCTCCGAGAGTCCAGGTTTGAATCGTGCCGTTGGCCGGGTTTAAATCGACCGAGGCCCCATCAACAACGGCAAACACGCCTTCTGTAATACTGCCCGAAACGACAGGGCTGGCGAAAGTTTTACTGCTAAGAGTTTGCGACGTCGTTGTGCTTGCCACGCCTGTCAATGTATTGCTGGCGAATGCAATTGTTTTATTGGTAAGCGACTGTGACCCGGCCAAAGTAACTTCCGGAGCTAGCCAAGAAGTGTCGTAATTGGTACTGCTGTTTTTAGTCAGCACTTGCCCAACCGTACCAGCGATGGGAACCCCAACGCCTGCCGCGCCTGCCGCGCCGGTAGCTCCAGCCGCGCCTTGTGGGATTGTAAAATCAAATACAGCAGCGGTAGATGTTCCGGAATTTGCGACGAAGGCCGAAGAGCCTGCCGCGCCGGTTGTCGTTGTACCGACAGCCAGCGTAGTTGGGCCTGCTGGCCCTTGTGGACCAATTAAGCCGCGATCTATTGTAATTGTTTGGCTTGCGACAGGAACGACATCAATATTAATGTCGGATGCCGATGCGGTAGTAACAATAAGTTGGACGGCCATATCAATTCACAATCCCGTCAGAGCGCACAAGAAAGAGTAAAAAGATAATCGCATCTTGCGCCGGATTTGCGCCGGTGATCGGGAAGCCGACTTTAATCCTGCCGCTAAATGCAACCGGATTGACTGTGGAAATATTTAACTCAGGATCAGAATTAATTACCGACCAAGCAGTTTCATCAATCACTAGCGTAAATGATCCAGCTGCGTCATTCCGGTTGGTGATTGACAGCGTGACAGCTGTTGGCGTTGGTGTGTAGTCGGCAATATCAAATGTCAAGCCTGTTCGCGTATCAATCAAATTTGTAACTTCACGCCGCAGAATCTGGGCCGAGATAGTTGCGCCTGCGAGGCTGATTGGAGTGCCTGAGTTTGCGAATGTGAGATTCCAGAATGTTTTCTGGTCTGTCACAAGCTCGCCTGCAATGATCGGGTTGTCGAAGCCGCTGACTTGAGTCAGTGCATTCTTGGAAAATAGCGCCATGTTTCCCCTTTCCGGGTGGTGACGAGGCTCATGTTCTTACGTGCCTCGATGTGGAATTATCGTCGGTTTTAATTAATCAGGCAATCCGCAAAAACAAAGAAACTTGATCACTTGCTGACCCCGTAGGATTGACGCGACCCATGCAACGCCAAGTCCCAGAAACTGTGACCCCAGAAGCTTGCGAGCCAGCCGAAGAATAATTAAGGCTGGACCCGGCAATCGTATCTCCTGGATTTAATGCGCTGGCGCAATACATAAGGGCATATGTTCCGACTGCGCCAACGGCAGAGCTTGCGTTGGCCGTCAGAACATCAGCATTGGTTAATGTCACCGCGCCTATTCGCGTATTAAAAGAATTTACCCCTGTGGCCCCGACAGATGTCCACGTTGTGCCGTTTGATGTCAACACATTTCCTGCTGTGCCAGGCGCAACAACTTGAACGGCGGTTGTTCCGTTACCCAGCAGCACATTGTTTGCCGCTAGCGTTGTTGCGCCTGTTCCGCCATTGGCAACGGGAACCGCGTTGGTAAGCGCCGTGGAGGCATCAACCTGCCCACTGGTGTTAACTTTGTTGGCAAATTGCGCAAGATTAAATGCTTGGGTCATGCTGCACCTGTCCGGTTATATGTGGTTTGTTGAAGAATGTTTGTATTTACGGTCGGCGTTGTTGTCAATGTATAAGACCCTGTGCCGAGCGTGTAATCAGAAGTCAAAATTTGCAAAGCACCATTGTTGTAAAGTTCAAAAGCATTTGAATTAAAACTGAACGAATAATTAGGTTGCGCTGGAATTGTATTAGTCGCTAAACTGATTTGGTTTCCAACTGCGGTAGTTAAATTATTGTCTGCAAATTGAATTATCGTCAATAGGCCGGTTGTAACGGCTGGGAAGTTGCTGAGTGATCCGCTGGCAATGTCATAGTCCTGATCATTAATTGATGCGCCATTAATAAATATTTTTTCATAGCCACTATGCAAACCAAAGGTTGTCGGTGTATATGAGCTTGCCGCCGTCAATGTCGTAGTCCAGCGGCTGAATGGCCGATAACTTGCAGTTGCTGCCCGATATTGATAAATCAATTGCCCGGCCACTACGCCCGTTACAGTTGCTGTATAAGTAATTTGCCGAGTTGCCGCGTTGTAAGCCGATACTGTATATTGTGTTGGAGTTCCTGTGTTAAGGAAAGTGTGGATATCACCGGACACAATATTTTGATAAGGCAATGAGGTTGAAGTGTAAGTTACAACTGTAGTGGCTATCGTTTGAACAACTGCATTTAGCGACGAGAATGAAATGGCAGAACTGATCGCCCTCATGGATAAAATTACAATCACATCGCCAACTGTTGCGCCAGTTCCCAGTGTCACAGTAGTGCTTGTTTCCGTATATTCTGTGGTGTCCAGCAGAGAGCCATTACGAAATACTAAATCCATGCCCGTTATGTAATTAGCTTGCCGCGCTGTAGGCGTAAATACTGTTTGCCCCGCTGTAGCAACCGCATCGAATCGAGTGTAATAAAAAGAATCTGGCGTGATGAAGCCAAGCACTCGACCGTAAATGTCAATCGTCAATGTGGCGGCTGATCCTGTTTGCGTTTGAACTCCAGTTCCAAAATCCAACAGCCTGGACAAACTGGCAACAATTTTGCCATCAGCATTGTTGGTGATTGCAATTTCACCTGAGCCAATGCTAGTTGTTCCCGTCTCAATAAGTTGGCCGGTTCTGGCGTCCAAATCAATTGCATTTAAAGAATCAGGAAGCGCGCTCCAGATTGACGGATCGTAAATTGTAGTTGCCGATGGAACATAAGCAGCCGTGCCTGCCGCATAAGTTGCCGTGCCTGATGCAAAACTAAATTTTCGACCTTGCCTGTTTGTAAACAGCAAATAATTGCTTGTGCCAAAAGTAGGTTGTGCTAAATACCATGTGTAATTTGCCGCGACAGTTGAGAATGTTGACGTTGAGGAATTATAAATTCCGTAGTAACTTTTATTAAGGGGAGAGGCAGAAAGCCCCGCCCCTGACAGATCATCGCCATAAGCGATCACGGCATAACGCTCGGTATATTGGAAGGTGGTTGGCCTCCATCGCAAGATAGCCGAGGAGGGCGTGAAGGCACTTTTGCCAAGACCATTGACCATCTTGGCTGAGAAGTACCAATCGCCGCTAGGAATGTTTGATAGGGTTGTTGTGCCCATGCTGATGGCAGGCGTGAAAGGGCTTCCGCCAGGATTTATGCTTGTCGTACCGGCAAAGATTCGCTGACTGTCAGCAGGATTTGAATAAATTGAATAATAAATTTCAGCGTATTGAGTAATTCCGGAGGCAGCTGCCGTAACATCAACACCAAACGATGGATTGGTAATAGAAGGCTGGAGATTAACAATTGTTGGAGCAACCAAGGTGCCGAAAGACAATGGCGAACCAATGCCGGTGTTTGGCGCAGGCGTAAATTGCGTGATGTCAATGTCATCATAAACAGTTGGGTTGTATTCCATCAGCGACAAGGAAGCGGTGATGCTACCGTCATCATTGAAATTCTCAACAACCTGCCCGATCCGGAAGAGTTTTGCAGACCATCCGTAATTGACGTTTGTGAGCGTCACAATGTCACCGGCTTCAAGTTGCAAGCCAACATAAGTGATTGTTAACTTGATCTGTAAATCTTCCCGGCCACCTTCAAGGAAACGATTTGCGAGGTATTGTGCCCGCACCCCATTGTTGACCAGCGGCAGGTTAATTGATTGCTTGTTTACCGGCTCGTTCGGATACATCAGCGACGGGTTCAAAACCGCCAGGTTAAAGGTTGCCGTATTGAATGCGTCTTGCGCCGTGCCGTCTGGGTATTTAACCTCGGCGATGTTATAGCTGCTAGCGATGTCTGTTGGCGAAACTTGAATTCCAGAAATAACATTTGAGTCGTCTAAAGCAAGCGCCACGGTATATGTCGGCGATTGAACAATCACGCCCCACAGACCTGTAATT